GGCTGGTGGGCGACCGATAGTCGCAGATCAGTATCTGGGCATCTGGTCGATGTCTTGTTGGAAAAGCAGGGTAAAAAGGACCGCGCAGACTTGTCAGACATTGAAGCTGTTCAGATGGGCATTCGTATGCAGCCCGTCATTGGACGCATCTTTGAAGACACTGTAGGGGTTAAGGTGCGTGATCTTGACACAGTAGGCACATACCACAAGGAACCTTGGCTGAAGGCTCACACAGACTTTATGTGCGATGACGGCGCATTGCTGGAAGTGAAGAACTTCAACGCAGCGGTTGCCAATAAGTATCCAGAAGGTCCAGATGATTGGCAGCGTCTGCCTGAGGCTGACCTGATCCAGTGCATTCACGAAGCGACCGTGTTTGACGTTAACCACATTTATTTTGCTGTGCTATTTGGTGGTCAGCAATTCCGCTGGTGGCACATTCCAGTCACTGCTGAGATGAAAGACGAGTTTGTGCAACGCGCTGCTAAGTGGTGGGCTATGGCTCAGACTGGCGAGATGCCACTGGCTGAAACGGCTGATCAAGGTCGTGCTATTTACACAAAGGTCACAGATGATGTCATCGTCGCAAACTCATCAGCAGAACAGTATGCTCAGGCTCTCAAAGCCATTAAGGCTAAGATCAAAGACCTTGAACAGCAGGAAGATGTTGCCACGGCCTATCTGCAAAACTACATGCAGGAAAAAAGCGAGCTTCTCAGCCCCACGGGTGAAACTCTCGTCACTTGGAAAGCCGCTAAGGGTAGTAAGAAGTTCGATGCTACGGCATTCAAGAGTGCCATGCCGCAAGTGTATGATCAATTTGTTCGTGAAACCGCTGGTAGTCGGCGGTTCTTGGTAAAATAAGGAAAGGGAAACACAATGACCGACACTCAAGATTTTTTGTTCAAAAAACTTATTGAATATTATCGTTCTACCGAAAGATTGGAATACAAAACCAAACTTCTCCAAAGCACGATTGATCAGTTGCAAAAAGAACTCGCTGCAAAAAAACAAAAACTCGAAGAACCTACACGCGGCAGAGGCCGTCCAAGGAAGGTAGCACAATGAGCAACGACATCATCCCTTGGGATCATCAAGAACGCATGGCTCAAGCCATAGCTAAATCAGGGCTATACGGATTTAAGTCACCGGATCAGGTGCTGGCTCTCATGGCAGTAGCATCTGCTGAAGGCCGTCACCCAGGATCGGTAGCCCGTGATTATCACTTCATCCAAGGCCGTCCTGCTCTCAAGGCTGATGCCATGCTGGCTCGGTTCCAACAGGCCGGCGGCAGGGTGGAGTGGCTAATCTACACTGACGAGAAGGTGGAAGCGACATTCTCCCACCCTCAGGGCGGCTCTCTGACGCTTGCATGGACGCTTGCACAGGCTAAGTCTATCGGCTTGGCGACCAAAGACAATTGGAAGCTCTACCCTCGTGCCATGCTTCGCGCTCGTGTCATTTCTGAAGGCATCAGGACGGTCTACCCTGGTGTTCTGGTGGGCGAGTATACACCAGAGGAAGTCGGGGATTTCAAAGAGGTTTACGAGGCTCCTGCAAAGATGCTTCCGCAGATCGAGATCACTGACGAGATTGAAGAAGAAGGCATTCCGTTTTACACGGCTCCGACTGGCACGCCTGAGCTTTATAAGATGTGCAAGAATGCTGACGAATGGCTGGATCTGTATGCTGACATGCAGGATCGAATTGGATCTGCCAAGGGTAAGAACGACGAGTGGAAGGCTGAGAAGCTAAAGCTCCTGACAGACGTTAACCGTGACGTAATTGAAACCAAGATTAAAGGACAAGACTAATGGCTAAGACACCAGGCAAGGGTAAAATTAACCTGAACGAAACCAAGACCGGTCAGCAGCCCGATTACAAGGGCCACCTTGTTGCAGATCGTGACTATAAGGCTGGCGACTACATCAACTTTGGTGTTTGGAAGAACGACTACAATGGGTTCAATGTCTTGGTCAGCAAGCCTATGGACAAGAACCAGCAGCAGTATCCTAAGCCAGTGGTTAATGACGGGGAGATTCCGTTCTGATGAGCAAATCACAGCGCGATAAAGGTCATCAATTTGAACGTGATGTAGTCAACATTCTCAAGATGCACGGCTACGAAGCGTCTAGAAACCTGACACAGACCCGCGACAGTGGGGGAGATATTAATCTCCCTCGTTGGCTCTTTGAATGCAAACGCTACGCCAAGATAGCGGTCTACACATGGCTGGATCAGGCCATCAAATCAGCAAAAGGGAAACAAACACCGGTCGTAATTGCCAAGGCAGATCGCAGAGAAGCGATTGTCATTATGCGGCTGCTCGACTTCATGGAGATCATGGATCATGTTGAAAAAGGTGAAAAGACAGCTCACAAGATTTTGGTGGGAATGGAGAAAGCCCCAACCACCTTGTGAGATCGAGCGGCTCAAGATGGCTCTCAAGAAGGCACAGAGGGATCACAAGGCGACCAAGCACATCTACCGGCAAGCCAAGGCTCTAACGACCATGCGCCTGCAAAACGAGCTGAGGAGGTATCCGTGATCTGGGTCGCACTCACTGCATTGGTCTACGCAATCTTGTTTGTCATGGCGTTGCGGTTGCTGGGATACACATGGGAGCAAAAGTGATGGACGTTCTCATCCAGCAGTCACTCACTTGGTTGAAACTGAAAGATTTGACCAACAAGCTGAAGCTGACGGATCAGGAAGATAAAGACCTAGCCAATGCCGCTGTGGCTATGGCTCGCAAGCAATACAAGGACAGCCTCTCAAAGCACTGGGAAGCCGAGATTGAACACAGAATGAAGGAGGAAAGGATGCTCAAGGAAATCAGCGAGATGCTGGACGAGGTGAACAATGAAAAGCGCACTCTGGACTGACAAGGAAAAAGAGACCGCTATAGCATTGTGTTTGGCTGGCGAAACAGCGCAAGCCATCTCTGAAGAATTGAGGCGTTCACGCAATTCAATCATTGGTTTTCTGCACAGAACGGGTCACACACTCGGCAAAGCCAAGAGAATTAGTAAAAAAGTAACCAAACCTAAGGTTATCCCCGTAATTCACAAACCAGTTGAAGAAGCATTTAAGAAATTCTCAGTCAAACTCTTAAATGCACGATACAGACAGTGCCGCTTCATACAGGACATTGCGAATAACCCAGCAGACACAATGGTTTGCGGGGCAAAAACTAAAGAGGGACACAGTTGGTGTTCTGATCATTACTCAATCGTTTACAGAAAGGCTTAAGATGGCAAAGGTATTTATAGCGACACCCATGTACGGCGGCATGTGTGCTGGCTTCTACGCGACCAGCCTGATCAGTTTGCAACGCGTATTCCGTGACGGGGGCAATGAAGCCCAGATGTCTTTTATGTTTAATGAAAGCCTGATTACACGCGCTCGCAACGCTCTGGCAAACCAGTTTCTCAAGTCAGACTGTGAGTACCTGTTCTTTATCGACGCAGACATCCAATTCATTGCCGAGCAAGTGCAGCCAATGATCGACGCTGACAAGGACATCATCTGCGGAATTTACCCCAAGAAGGAGATCAACTGGGGTACAGTGGCTTCCGCTGTGAAGAATGACGTAGCTACAGACGATCTTGCCAAGTACACAGGCTCATGGGTCGTTAACCTGGTGGACTATGCCGGCAGCGTCACAGTGCCTGTTAACGAGCCTCTGGAGATCTTTGCCGGTGGCACTGGCTTCATGCTGATCAAGCGCAAAGTGTTTGAAGAAATGAAACCACTGGTTCCTACTTATACGAACGATGTGGTCGATCTTTCTAATTCCATGAAACCTCAGGATGTAATCCATGAGTTCTTTGCTACCAGCATTGAACCTGAGACTAACAGGCTGCTGTCAGAGGATTATCACTTCTGCCGCACTTGGAGACTGAACGGTGGCAAGATCTACGCAGCACCTTGGGTTCAGCTTGGTCACGTTGGCAGCTACCTGTTTGACGGCAAACTTATGTAATCATAGAAGTGGCGTGTTGCTCAACCTCTGCGACGCGCCGCCCCCATCCTTTGCCGAACACACCCCATGTTTTAAGAGATTGCAAAAACTCCAACCTCTCTTGGCAGATCTGTTCTACAATCTCTTCAGCATCACGACCTTCAAGAGCACGAAGCGTCATAGGCCCGATGATACCGTCAGCCGGTAGGTCAAGAGCCATTTGTAGAAGTTTTCCAGCCTTTCCGACGCCCGAGTTAACAGCCAGATCAAAGAGGCAGTAATCAACACCAACAGGGAGATCATCTCCCTTAATACGATCCCAGTACATCTTTTTGTAGAGGGGAGCGACGAGATCAGGAGTGAGAGACCGCATTTCAGCCTCATCCACATGTCTATTAACATAGCCTTCATAGGTCACCTTTGTTACGCCAAGGTTGGTCATACCGCCAGGATCTTGCGGATTGTTCACAAAACCACCTTCATGCTTCAGAACTAGTGCCAAGCACTCTTCAAAGTTACCGTTCATTTTGCAGCGACTCCTTGGATTTTTTCAAACGTGCGTAGCCCACCCATGCCCAGCATACCGAACATCAATTGCCATAGGCTGTCATCGAGCTTGGGAGGCGTAGTCACAGCCAAGTGCATTGACGTAGATACCCACATGCCAACAGGGCAAAGAAGATACTGGTAAGCCAACGCCATAGCGCAAACCCAGCCAATCATGGGACGCCAGCCAGATGTAAACAGGCTGCCACTGGAAGCCTCTGCCTCGTTGACTTTGTTCTGCTGTGCATCCCATGCTTGCAAATCAGTACGCAAAGCAGCCTCAGCAACAATCTTTGCCTGAGGATCTGGGATGAATTTATCAACGATCTTCAGACCGGCTGCAATAGCGTCATCAATACCAAAAGCCATTATTTGCTCTCCAACTTTGCTTCAAGAAGCCTGATCCTAACTTTCATGTCATTAATGTCTTTATAGATTTCGTCCCGCAGCCTGTAACGAGCTTCTGCGCTCAAAGGACTAT